TCGCCGGGCTTCTCGGCGTGGAGCTCGAGACGCCGGCCGACCCCGAGCATCGCTTCATGTTCGGCGACAAGCCGAGCGCGCCGCTATGGCCGGAGCGGTACGGCTACGATTTCTTCTCGGAGATCAAGAGCCAGGACCCGCAGGCGTTCGAAGCCCTGTACATGGGCAACCCGACGCCCGACGACGGCGACTTCTTCCGCCGCGAGCACATCGTCCCGAACATGTACGCGCCGCGCGACCTGCCGGCAAACCTGCGGTACTACGTCGCCAGCGACCACGCGACGAGCGAAGACCAGAAGAACGACCCGACGTGCATCGTTGTGGCCGGCGTGGACGAGACGGGCACGATCTGGATCGTCGACGCCTGGTGGCAGCGCAAGGAAACCGACGACGTCGTCGACGCCATGATCGACTTGATGAAGCGGTACAGGATCCTGACGTGGTGGGCCGAGAAGGGGCACATCAGCAAGTCGATCGGCCCGTTCCTCAAGAAGCGAATGCTCGAGGAGCAGGCCTTCACCAACATCGTCGAAGTCACTCCGGCGAAGGACAAGATGACTCGCGCCCAGGCCATTCAGGGCCGCATGTCGATGGGCCGCGTCCGGTTCCCGCAGCATGCCCCGTGGATGCAGGCGGCGCTGGACGAAATGCTGAAGTTCCCCATGGCGCGACACGACGACTTCGTCGACGCCATGGCCCACCTTGGCGGAGGCCTGGCCCAGCAGGCCTCCGCCTCCCCCACCAAGCCCAAGCAGCAGCCGCCCCGCACGGGTACACTCGCCTGGGTCAAAGACAGCGCCCGGCGTGAGGCGCGCATGCTCGCGATGCGTCGCGGAGGACTGTGATGGACATGGTGCAAGAAACCCCGATGCCGATGGGCGACGAGCCGCAGAAGTCGGGCATGGTGCGTGAAGCGCCAGAAGTCGATCCGGCTCGAAGCGCCCAGGTTGCCAAGTGGCAGGACCGAATCGTCCAGGCCAAGAAATTCCACGACGGCACGTTCCGGCAGATGCGGTCCGACATGGACTTCGCCGGCGGCGAACAGTGGGTCGACCAGGCCGAAGACGACGAGCGGTACGTCGCCAACTTCGTGCAGCGCCACATCCAGCAGCGCACCGCCAGCCTGTACGCGAAGAACCCGCGGTTCTTCTTCAAGCGCAAGCGCAAGCTCGACTTCAAGGTGTGGGACGGCCGGCCGGAGTCGCTGCAGGAAGCGATCTCCGGAGTCATGCAGGCTCAGCAGAGCCTGATGGCGAACCCGCAGATGGCGATTGATCCCATGGCTGTGCAGATGGGGATGGCGCAGATCCAGCCGCACCTGGAGCTCCTGCAGGACGTCGAGGAAGGCCGCCAGCGGCAGAAGATGGCCGAGCGCATCGGCAAGACGCTGGAGCTTCTGGCTGAGTACGAGGTCGGCGAGCAGAAGCCCCCGTTCAAGAAGCAGATGAAGCAGCTGATCCGGCGCGTGCTGACGTGCAAGGTCGGCTACCTGAAGCTCGGCTTCGAGCGCATCATGCGTCGCCGGCCGGAGGACTCCGAGAAGATCCGCGACTTCACGCAGAAGCTCGCGGTCCTCGACCAGCTGATCGCTGACGCGCAGGACGGCGAGTGCACGAGCGAGAAGGCCGAGCACGAACAGCTTCGCGTGATGCTCGATGACTTGCAGTCGTCGGCCGAGGAGATCGTTCGCGAAGGCCTGGTCTTCGACTTCCCGCCGTCCACCAGCGTCATCGTCGACCCGGCCTGCCGACAGCTGCAGGGGTTCGTCGGCGCGCGGTGGATCGCTCAGGAGTTTCAGCTTCACGTCGACGTGGTGAAGCAGACCTACGGCATTGACCTGAAGGCGTCGAGCCACACGGCGTACACCGACCGAAAGACCGACTTCAGCGGCATGCTCAACACGGTGTCGTCCGACGGCAACCGCGACCAGCAGCCGGGCGGCAAAGAGCTGTGTGTGGTGTGGGAGATCCAGGACAAGGATTCGGGGATGGTGTTCACCATCGCCGACGGCTACAAGGACTACCTGCGCGCGCCGGAGCGCCAGGAAATCGAGCTTGAGCGGTTCTGGACGATCTTCGCCCTGACCTTCAACGACCTGGAGAACGACCGCCGGATCTTCCCGCCGTCGGACGTCCAGCTCCTCCGCCATGCCCAGCTCGAGCACAACCGCAGCCGCGAGGCGCTGCGCGAGCACCGGATCGCGGCCCGCCCCGCCACGGTGTCGACCGTGCCGCTGGACGAGGAGGACAAGGAGAAGCTGAAGCACCACCCCGCCAACGCGGTGATCGAGCTTCAGGTCGCCCAGGGCGCCAAGGTGCAGGACATCCTGCAGCCGCTCACCAAGCCAGGCGTCGATCCGAACCTGTACACGACCGACCACCTGGCTCAGGACCGCGCCATGGTCACCGGCGCTGCCGATGCGTCGATCGGCCTGTCCGGCAATGGCGCCACGGCGACCGCCGACAGCATCGCCGAAGGCAGCCGCATGACGTCGGTCGGCTCGAACGTCGACGACCTTGACGACTTCCTGCAGGAGATCGGGCATGCCATGGGCCATGTCCTGCTCTCCAATGTGTCGGCGCAGACGGCCATGGAGGTGTGCGGCCCGGGCGCTGTGTGGCCGGAGCTTTCGTCGCCGGAGATCGCGCGCGACCTGATCCTGGACGTCGAGGCCGGGTCCAGCGGCCGGCCGAACCGCGCGTCGGAGATCGCCAACGCGAAAGAGATCTTCCCGCTCCTGATCCAGGTTCCGGGCATCGACCCGAAGTGGATGGCGAAGCAGCTGATCCAGCGCCTCGACGACAAGATCAACGTGGAGGAGGCCTTCTTGGAGGGCATGCCGCCGATCGCGTCGCTGGCCCGGATGATGACCACCCCCCTTGGCGGCGGCGCTCCTGCGGCGGCCGAGCCGGGGGCCGATCCCGCCCAGCAGGGCGGCGCCGGCGCGAACAACGCGCCACGCCCGCCGGGCTCCGAAATGCAGGGGCCGCCCAGCCCTGCAGACATGGCTCCGGGCGGCAGCGTCCGCGAGCCCTTCCGTTCCAACATGGCCCCCAGGGCGTAGCACACCGCCCGAAATGGGGATAGGATCCACCCGACAACTTGAGAGGCGCTAAATGAACCGGGAATCGCCGACCGGCAAAGCGGAAACCCTGACCGACATCGTCGACCAGGCTGTAAGCACTCCGGACGTTACCGCGGATTCGTCCCCCGCGACCGAGGACGCTAACGCTGATCTTGACTTCGAGGCTGTGGTCCGCAAGGCGGCCGAGCTGAAGGATGGTGAAGCTGCCGAGGATTCGTCCACCGACGGCGAGGGTAAGGAAGGCGACGAGGCTGACGCCAAGCCCGCCGATGCGGAGCCGCCGGAGAAGACCCCGGAGGAGATCGCAGCGGAGGAGGCGGCGGCAGACGCGAAGCTCCCATTTCACAAGCATCCCCGCTGGCGGAAGATCAAAGGGGAGCGTGACCAGTTCAAGCAGAGGGCGACGGAGTTCGAGGCCAAGATGGCCGAGATCGCTCCGAAAGCTGAACAGCTCGACCGCATCGGCACCTTCATGCGGGAAAACGAGCTGACCGCGGAGGAAGTGCAGCAGGGCTTCGAAATCATGGCCCTGATGAAGCACAACCCCGTCGCGGCGCTGGAGAAACTGGTTCCGCACCTGGACGTCCTCGAGCTCGCGGCTGGTCGCAAGCTGCCGGAAGACCTGCAACGTCGGGTCGAAGCTGGCGAAGTGACCCCGGACATCGCGCAGGAAACCGCGCGCGCCCGGATGGAGGCTCAGGTCGCGCGGAGTCGCGTTGAGCGCACCGAGCAGGCGGTCCAGCAGGACCGTGTGCGCGAGGCGACGACAGCGATGAAGACCGCGGTCGAGGGGTGGGAATCAAGCGTCAAGGCTTCAGATCCGGACTACCCGCACATCCAGTCGTTCCTGATCGACCGGACCCGTGTGCTGATGGCACAGGCGCCGCCGCGCACGCCTGATGAAGCCGTATCGCTCGCCAAGCGAGCCTACGACGAAGTCAAGGCGCAGATGCGTCGAGTCATGCCCCAGCGCGCGCCCACCCGGCCGATGACGAGCGACAAGTCGTCCACCACCGCCGTCGCTACCCCGAAAAACCTCGAAGACGTGGTCAAGCTGGCGCTGCGGTAACAATCCGGAGAAGCAGTCATGAGTTTCACCAACCAAGAGCTCAACAACGTCCTGAACGCGGCGCTGCCGCACTACGTCAAGGGCGAAGCCTTCGCCCAGTCGATCCAGGAGAAGCCGCTCCTCAAGGCCATGCTTGGCGCGCAGGAAACTTTCTCTGGCGGCAACGGCAAGATCTCGATGCCGGTCCAGTTCGACTACGACACCAGCTCGTTCGCTGGCTACAGTCACAACGACACGGTGGCCTACACCAACCCGGCGAACCTGCGTCGCTGCGATTGGGTGTGGCGCGAAGTGCACGCGGGCATCACCGTCACGCACACCGAGCTCAAGATCGACGGCATCAGCGTCGTCGACAGCGAGATCGGCAAGCGCACGTCGGAGCACTCCGGCCGTGACATCCATGTCCTGACCGGACTCCTGCAGAACAAGCTCGGCGACATGGCCGAGTCGTGGTCGCGCAGCATGAACGGCATGCTCTGGCGTGACGGCACCCAGGACGCCAAGCTGGTCCCCGGCATCACCGCGCTGATCGCCGACAACCCGACGACCGGCGTGCTGGCTGGCATCGACCGTGCGCTCACTCCGTTCTGGCGCAACCGTTCGCTGGTCAACAACCTGGCCTCGGGCGGCACCGACCAGCGCATCGTTCCGTCGACCAGCCTGCAGACGCTGACCAAGACCCTGCGTTCCGAGGTCCGTCAGCTGAAGCGGTACGGCGGCACGCCGAACCTGGTGCTGTGCGGCTCGCGCTTCCTCGACGCGCTCGAGGCCGAGATCCACGAGAAGGGCACGTACACCGACTCGGGCTTCATGAACGCTGGTGCGACCGAGGTCGGCATGGCCGACATCCGCATGCGCGGCGTGGGCCAGTTCGTGTACGACCCGACGCTGGACGATCTCGGCTTCTCGCGCCGCGCGTACTTCATCGACACGCGCAACGTGAAGCTGAAGGTGATGCAGGGCGAGGATCGCAAGATCCACAACCCGGCTCGCCCCTACGACCAGTACGCGCTGTACCGCGCGATGACCTGGACGGGTGCGCTGACCGCCCGCCAGCTCAACGGCTGCGCCGTCTACGAAGTCAACTTCTGACTTCGGTTCCTGGAGGCCGGCGAAAGCCGGCCTCCTCTCTTAACCTGGAGTGACCTATGCAAGTCGCAAACTGCCATGTTCGCCTCGCCGGCGACATCACGAACGAAGTCTTCAAGGCCTGCGTCACGCCGGCTGAAGTTCTGGTTCTCCGCAAGATCCACGGCCCCGATGCGGTCGTGAAGTTCGAGCCGGTGAAGCAGGACAAGCGCCCGCACGCTGGCGAGTTCGATCGCCTCAAGCTGACCTACAGCGAGAAGGTCGTGGTCGAAGTCTTCCCCGGCTCCATGCCGAACCTGCCGGTCAACTTCAAGGACATCGGCATCGACATCCTCAACGAAGGCAAGGCCACGCGCGCCCGCAAGGCTGACGTCGTGTCGGCCGGCCCGGACGCCGAAGACGACGGCGACGACAACCAGGAGTAAGCCGCTATGGCTCGGGGCACCACGCTGGGGCAGCTGGTCACGATGTTGCGCTCCGAGATCGGTGACGCGACCAGCGCGGCCCTAGGCCAGAACAACTTGCCCCACCTGGAGCAGGTCATCCGCCGCACGCAGGAGTTCCTTTGGAACGACCACACGTGGGCCCATCTTCGCGTCTACCGCGAGGAAGTCCTGCAGGCCGGGCAGCGGTACTACAGCTTCCCGGCCGACCTGTCGTTCGATCGCGTCGAGAACGTCAACGTCCGCTACTACGACAACTGGCGCCCGGTCTGCTACGGCATCGAGCCGCAGCACTACAACGTCATGGACCCCGAGCTGAACCACCGCGAAGACCCCGTCGAGCGGTGGCAGGCCCATGAAGACGATCAGTACGAAGTGTGGCCGCTCCCCGCGACCAATGGCCTCCGCCTGCGGTTCGAGGGCATCAAGAAGCTGGATCCGCTGATCGACAACAGCGACCGCGCCGACCTGGACGACAACCTGATCGTCCTGTTCGCTGCCGCCGAGATTCTGTCCCGCCGCAACCAGCAGGACGCCAAGGCGAAAGAGAACCTGGCCACGCGCCTGTACTCGCGCCTGAAGGGGCAGCAGACCGGCAAGAAGGGCATGATCGTCATGGGCGGCGGCCGTGACCCGAACCAGGGCCCGCAGGTTCGCCGTCCGCGTCCGCTGTATGGGAAGCGGACCTGATGCCGTACTTCCTGGTCAGCGACTTCCGCGGCGGGCTCGATGTCCGCAAGTCGCCGTGGACGGCTGAAGCGGGGACGCTGCAGTCGTTCACCGACGGGCACATCACCCGCGGTGGCGAGATCGAGAAGCGCAAGGAGTTCGCGGACGTCGGCGATCTTCTTGCCGCGACGCGCGGGCTGATCGGCGCCAGGCTCGACTCTGGCCGTTCGCTGGTGGTGTTCGGCTCCGATCCGGAGCCGCCCGGCCTGCCGGCTGGCGTTGCCTACCAGCGGCTCCAGCACCCTGACGGAACCGGCAGCCTGACCGGCATCGCAGCCGTGACGCTGTTCGACGGCTTCCCGTTCGTCGCCGCAGACTTCAGCGATGGCAGCCAGTTCGTCTTCTACAACGGCCAGCACGTCACCGACTGGGGCGCCGGAACGGTGCGCCAGGCCATGCTCGCCAACCCGCTGATCGCCGAGCATCTTCGCTTGCTGATCGACGCGGACTCCAGCTACACCGCGACGCGATCCGGCTCGCAGATCACCGTCGTCGGCCTGCCTGGCGTCGAGTACGAGGTCGACAGCCAGACCGCGAACGTGCCCGGCGGCGTCGACAACCAGTCGATCACGATCGTCGAGCTCGAGGCCCCGATCACGCCGGTGGAAGTCACGCCAGCGGTTGCCGAGTTCGCCATCCTTGAAGGATCCGATGATGATGGCGTCGCCAACTTCATCCAGTCCGTCAAGGCCGGCACGACCGGGACGTTTATCGAGCTTCTGGCTGGGAACGTCGCGTTCAACACGTCGGTCGAGCTGACCGCCTTCGATGTCGTCACCAGCATCAACGCCGGCACTGGGGTCCACGGCTATTCCGCGTCGACGCAGTTCGGCAAGGTGTTCGTGTATGCGCCGCCAAGCGCCGGGGCTGGCGGCAATGGTCGGGTCATCGAGGTCATCGCGAAGGGCGACATCATCCTCTACAACGGGAAGTTCGCCGTCCTGAACGGCACGGCGGGGTCCGGCAACGAAGTGACGATGGTGCGCGTCAACGGCGCCAACATCATGTCCGGCGCGGTGGCTTGGGCCACCAGCGATTCGGCGACGGCAACCGCTGTCGCCTCCAACATCCGCGCCTTCGCCAGCTCCCCAAAGATGAACGCGCGCGCGGTCGGCAACGTGGTCTTCGTGTCGCCCGAAAAGATCCGTTCGGACGACTTGATCCAGCTGACGCTGAACGTCGACACCGGCGGTACAGTGGGGTCCGGCGGGGGTGTGGATCCGCCGATCATCAGCGATAATCCAGGCTACCGAGAAATCACCCCTCCGCGAGACGTGCCTGAGTTCACGCCGTAATGCCGACCTTCAGCTCCGTCATCGAGAAGAACATCAAGCCGTTCTCCGGTGGCGTGAACGGCGTCACCGGCCGCGGGAAGAAGATTCTCGTGGACATCGGCGGAACGCCAGAGGCCGGTGACCGGTTCAACATCCGGCTCGGCAGCCGCAACTTTGGGTTCGTCGGCAAGCCAAGCGGCCGGATCGTCTCGCTGGCGACGCTGAAGACCAAGGTCTTCGCCGCCGCTGACTCCAACCTGTTCTTCAGCGGCATCGCCGAGCCGACGCGATGGGAGGCGACAACCGACGTCGGCGCTGGGTTCCGCAACATGGCGGACGAGTACACCGGCGCCGAGGCCCTGACCGGGATCGGCGTCTACCAGAACAACCTGGCGGTGTTCTCGCGCTGGTCAACGCAGATTTGGTTCGTCGACCCCGATCCCGTCGGCGACCGGCAGATCCAGGTGCTCGACAACGTCGGCTGCCTCGCGCCGCGGTCGATCGTCTCGGTCGGCGACATTGACGTCTTCTTCCTCTCGGACACCGGCCTTCGCAGCCTGCGCGCGCGCGACAGCTCGAACGCAGCCTTCGTGAGTGACGTCGGCACGCCGGTTGAC